ATTACGCTACTTATTCCAGCTAAGGATAAACCTATTGTTTGTACGCGTTTCCAAAAGTTCGGAGTTTTTGCGTTCCAACGTTGTTTTAAATTCATATTATTTCTTTTAGTTTGTTTTGATATGCTAAATTAGCATCTTCTTCGTTAATATAATAACCTAAAAATAAATATTTATTACCAAGCCTAATTCTTGTTGTCCATTTATTTCGCTTTTTACACCAACTAACACCAGTATATTTAGAAGATTTATTTTTAATATCTTTAGATGCGTTTTCTCGATTTGTTATAATTTGTAAATTTTCAAGTCTATTATCTAATCTATCATTATTAATATGATCTACAACTAAATTCATACCGCAAGGTTTATGATTAAAAAAAGCTTCTGCCATTAATTGATGAATTGTTCTTGATTTTGTTTTAGTATTTCTTGATAAGCCTAAATAATAATAACCGCCAGTATTTATACAATTTTTTATTATTTTTTCTTTGCAAATAAATGGATATTTACCATTTTTTAATACTACTCTTGCCAATCCTTTTACTCTACCTAAAGAGCTTACTTGATATAATCCCTCATAACCGACTACATCTTTCCAAATTTCTGTTTTCATAAAATAAAAAACCCCACTAATTAGAGGTCGCAGTCTCGTCATAGTAGGGAATTTAATAAGTTCTTAATGTACCTGCGACAATACAAAAGTAAAGATACTAATTATTCTGATAGCATCCTTCCAATTTCGTTTGTATTTTGTTTAAATTCGTGGTAATCAATAGTTAAAGGCATACATTCTTTAACATAGTCAAGTCCAATATAACCTACGAAATACCCATCTTTAAAAATTGGTGAAATAATCACACTTTTTATGCCTTGTTCTTTTAAAGAAATTCTTGTTGCTGTTTCTTTTATGTCTTCAATGTCAGGATAAACCATTTTATTAAGCATTACCTCCTGTAGAAATAAAGGATAAAGACTTGTAGGTAAGTTTTGAAGTTCCATTTTTTCAGAGCTTATACCGCGTCCGCACACTTCGAATGCTAATGACTGATGGTTCTTGTGTTTGCCATCAAAATATTGTATTCCATTATGAAACCTAAATATGTACGACCTATCAGCTCTATACTTTAACATTAAATCATTTAACATTTGCTGTATTAAAACATTGTTGTTAAGGTCTTTTTTAACCTCGTCAGGCTTCTTTACCTTAATAGTCACTACTTCTGTTATAAGTGGTTTGTAATAAAACAACACAAAAGCAACCAATAGCATTGTAATTACAATTGTTTTAGTTTTTCGAAGTTGCTCAAGTATGTATTTTATTTCAATCATGACCTATCAATTATTACAGGGTTGTAAGAAATCAAAGGTAAAGTAAACCACCAACTAATTACACCTAACTCATTTGCTATAACCAGTGTAATTCTATTATACACTTCTTGTGATATATAACGATTTCCATACGCATCTGTTGGAGGTATCATTAATTGTTCACCGTCATAAGTTTGTCCTTCGATTTGTTGAGCCTGTTGCTCTGTTAATTTATATACGTTCATATTTATTTATTTTTTAAATATTTCTACTTAAAGTTACTTGGTAAGCATTTACCGCTGTATATAAGTTAGTGGCTTCTGTATCTGTTAAACCATCCCCAATTGACGCAAATGCACATTCTTTATTACCAAAACTTCTACTACCATTAAAGTTAATAGACGCTATATCTATCTCTCTTATAGGTAAACCAGAAGAAGGTGTATTTATTGTTGTTTTAGTTGTGTTTTTAAAGAAATCAAAACGCTGAGATATCAACCTGTTACTTATATACATGCCCTTACCGTCTGAATTTGAATTAACAGTATCTGGACCTACCGCATTAACCCTACTGTAAGAAGTGCCTGTATCTCGTATATATATATATGTGATTCCTGCATCTCCTGTTATATATCTTGATGATATATCTACACCTATATTTGTGTTTGTTCTTGAATAATAGCTTATATGTGTTGAATTAACAGATAAAATAGATGAGCTTATAAAATTAGTGTTAGCATATGAATCTGTTCCATTTGGAAGATATCCAGTTGCTGAATGTGTTCCACCTCCAACAAATAATAACCTATAAGCAACATCTAAATCTCTCGGGTCTTTAAGATTGAATTTATGCGTAGTTGCAGTACCCCCAACAAATGGGTAAATAGCTTTCATTTTAGCCCATATACCATAACCTTTTAAATCTGTAACTAATTGATTAATGGCGGTTTTTTGCGTAGTATCTGTTATTCCTGAGGCTGTAATAAATGCTTGTGCATCTGTATCGTATAGCACACCACCACTACTCGATACAATTCCTGTCCTTGCTATCCACATAATTATGCTGTTAAATCTCCTGCTATGTAAAATTCACTTGCTGAAATAGCCACAATAGTAGCCATAGAATATTGTCCTGTAAGTTTCAATTTTCCGCTTGCACTTCGTAATGTAACACCACTACCAGCAACGAATGTAACTTGACCTGCTCCATATTGAGAGACTAAAATCTGATTCCCAGCACTGAAAATTGAATTGTTAATAGTTACGTTATTAGCCGTTGCAACATTCATTTCTATTAACTTGTTGTTATCTCCTGCTACTAATGTATAAGAAGATGTTTTGCGGTCTAATACAACGTTTTTAGTAGCTGAATTATCTATTGCGGTTAGTTGTGCATCAGTAACAAATCGTTTATTGCTTGAATCAGTAATATTAGCGGTTGTTGTTGTATCTGTGTTTGATACATTTGACAAACCAACATCTGATTTATTAACGTTGTGAGGGTTTCCACTTGTTAATTGTGAGTGATTGTATGCCGTTGCACCCCTATCACCTCTGTAAGCTGTTGTACTTAGTTCACCAAGTGCCAAACTTGCTGAAATTTCAACGTAAGCCGAACCACTCCAGCGAAATGTTAGGTTGTTATCTAAGGTTATGTAGATTTTACCACTTTCACCTGTAACAGGTAGTGCTGCGAAATTTGCAACCTCAACAACATCATCAACATAAGAAGGCAATTGACCGCTTGGCACTTTACCTGAACCATCTAATTCAGCTAAACCATTAACCGCACCTTTTAAAGTAGTGCTTAAAAAAGTTCCGTATATGTTTGAGCCACCTCTTAAAATTCTGTAAATTACCTTCGTCGGAAAATAATTATACATTGTAGCTACAATTATATTGTCTTGACCTACTGCATAAGGTAAAGAGTCAGCACTTCTTTCAAATTCACTGGAAAATGTAGGCTCAACACTATCATTGTGCAACATTATAGAAGTAACGTTGATTATGTTAGTACCATTCCACACGCTTATATTTCCTGTAAGAGGCACAAACTCACCTGTAATCGCAGTAATTGCATGAATATGCTTCTTGTCTAATCTAAAAGCCAAAGAGTTGCTTTGCGGTGTTACGATAGTATCATAACCACCTATGTTATTATCTACATAGGTTTTAACAGCTTTCTGCGAAGGATAAAGAGTGTCGGAAGTTCCTAAACTTGTATTTGTAGACTTATTAGCAACGTCCTCCTTACCATTTAAAGCCGTTTGCGTAGCGGTTGAAATTGGCTTATTTAAATCGCTTGTATTGTCAACATTATTTAAACCTAAATCGGTCTTGTTTACGTTTATGTTTATTGTATTTGCCATATCTAATTATCGAGTGTTATTAAAGTTACTAATTCTTTGTAAATTCCACCTACATAAACTTCAAAATCCATGTTTGGAAGCGTAAATGTGTCACCACTTGCCACACTATGCGAGTAAGTTCCGTTACTATTAACGATTAATGCTGGGTCGCACCCATAAGAAGCACCACCACCAAAGTCATAACCATTTAAGGGTAAATTACAAATTCCGTTGCTATCTCGAAGTTCGATAGTTACATTCATAACGTGTCCTGCAACCTCATCTTTTCCACGTTCAACAAACGCATTAACGTTACCCTGTGTTACTCGTCCGATTTCGTTCCAACGTTGTGATTTCTTCATTATGTTAAATACGTCCCTACATATTTGAAGTGTATCGGATTTTGTTTCTAACAAGTTTGAATTGTCTTTGTATACCTTATCACATATTGTAATAAATAGTTGAATAGAAGTGTTTGAAATGTTAATTGCACCGCTGTTATAATCACAAATAAGTAACGGATATTCTAAATCACGTTTTTGCAAAGCTAAATTGAACTCACCGAAGTAAAACGAATTTAATTGGTAGTGAGCTTCTTGAATAGCTTCTAATTCTGCAGAAAGTCGGTTAACACTTGTAATCATGCGAATGTAATATTAACATCTGACTTCCCACTATCAGGATTGATTTGATTTAAAGAGCTGTCACACGGATATAAATAGTTGTAATAAGACGTGTACTCAGGAAACAACTCATTGTTAAGTTTCAAGAAACGAATTAACCGCTCTCTGTAAAAGTTATAGTCTTTTTTCAAAGAGTTAGAAACCCTATTCAATTCGCTTTCATTTGCGTTTTGTACACCCTCAGAGCTAACCTTAGCTACTCCAATTTGACGAAGTTCTAATGTAGTCATGTCCGTAGCACGAACCTCAACAGAAGCTACCAAACAAGGTGTGATATACGTGTTTAAAAGTTCCGTTTCATTTGCGTTTAAATCATCTGCATCAACACCTTCTAAAAGTCTGTTGAATAAAGAAGAACCTAAAATACTCTCCAAAACCGTGTCTTGTACACGTGTTATTAAAGTAGTTAATAGCAAATCATCTACATTTGAACTAATGTAAGATAATGCTTTTAAATTTGTCGTAGATATTAAATGTACTGCCATAACTTATTGATTTATAACGATTTGAAACCACGTATGTCTGCATGAAGGTGTATGTACTTGCGTGTTTGGATTGGTGTACCAACCCCCTTTGTATTGCCAAACATCCCTATCTATATCATTCGCCTTTAATTTAGCTGTAATTCCGTCAATTTCTTCACGTGTGAATACTCTTTTAAGCTCAACTAATGACTTGCAAAATGGTCTACTTTCTCCACCTTCTTTTAATTTTGGAGCATCCGTTCTTTCTCTATATTGGTAAACCACTTCAAAGCTAACACCCTTAGTATTTTGTTGACCTTTTGGAGTCAATTCAAACCCTTTAATCATTCCCAGTTTTTCGAGTTCAATTAAGTTTCTTGTTACAATCGTAGCACTTTCACCACTTGCCTTAACAATTGCACCATAGCTTTCACCATTGTTAATCATTGCTAAGATTTTCGTCTGTAAATCGGTTAAATTATCGGCAAAGGTATGTTTACTTAGTAATTCCTTTTCGGTGCGTTCTAAGTCGCTAAAATCATTGATTTCACGTGAAAAAACTTCTTTGTATTCGCTACGTCCAACCTCACTAAACCAATTAATCACAACCTCATCACTAAGTTGAGCGTTAAAAGTTGCTTGTGTTGTTTCTAAAACATCCCCATTTGGTAAAGGTGTTAACCCTGCTAAGGCTCTTTGCTCATTTATTGTAAGATTTTTCAACACCGCATTCGCTAATAATGGACTCATTTTGTTTAATGAATCAGCTACTATTGATTTAGAGTCAGGAACGTTGCCTAATTGTAAAGGTTTCTCAACAAAAAACACTTCACCAACAAAGCTATTTAACGTATATTGAGCATATGCAATAGCATCTGTAATTATCTTTTGTCTTTCACTTGCGTAATTCGACATAAACAAAGCGTATGCTGTCTCTAATTCACTACTTCCGCCTAATTGTCCTGCTGTTTTAATAGAGAATAAAGAAGGGCTTATAACACTATGACCTACCATTATATCGTCAATAATACTTTCCTGTGTTAATAGGTAACGTTGGTCAAGATTATTTCCTCCGATTTGTGTAACTGATGGAGCGTTTTCAGAACCTCTTGAAAATGTTACAATAATACCTCCTTGTTTATCTCGGTCTGTACTTTCTCCTTTAAGTTGGTTAACTAATTTCTTTCTGTCGTGTTCATTCTCAGGTGCGCCTGTTGGAATGTTAATCATTGTACCACCTTTGAAAGAATTCACAACCTCAGAATATCTGAAATAGTTCATTTCAATAGATGCCATAATTGAATTGATGCACCCACTATAAGAAGGAATAGGATAAACAGATTTCGTTAGCATACCAGTTTTTTCGTCAACGATATGTTGTTTACTTCGTGAGCTTACGTATAAAATACATTCGTTATCTTGGTCCGTAACATCTTCAATATTCTTAATCTTTTTGAAGCCTGTTTTTTCTTCCGTTTGATTTCGTTCTTTCCAATTTTCTGAATAGTAGAAGTATTCGCTTGTTTCACCTTTACGAATTAGCTCCGCAGAAATATGATGCATATCCCAAAATTTTGAGATAATGTTTTTCTTGAATAGAATAGCGAATGAATCCAAAAGCTCAAAATCTTTGCAAATCATTGTTGAAATTTCATCCAAAGAAAAAGGAGCGTTACCATTCTTTTTAATCAAATCCCACTTAGCAACATCCGTAGTCTTAGCATCTAAACCATTTGAAGAAATGTATTTAACCTTACTATTTACTATACCTTGATGAATAGATGAATTGTAATACAACCCAACAAGAAATTGAGGATAAAGATTATCTTCTCCCCATGCCACCCATTGTTGACCAGCTTTCTGCTTTTCAGTAGGCATTGGTATTTTTGCCTCTCTAAATATGTAATTCTCACTCATAAATCTTGCGTGTTGTTGGTGTGTTATAATAGGTTGGATAAGGTGAAGTTGTCGCAGTCTTTACACGTGCTTTTCCTGTTTCGCAAAGTAAACCATTTGCATAAATATTACTTGCTGTGATAGGCATTTGATAAACCTCGTATGTATATTCTCCCAATGGTAAAGTTATGCTTGTACCTTCGATTAAATGAAACAAGTTAAACCTATCCTGTGATCCACTAAGGTCTGTTAAGTTGCAAAAATAATCCTCTTTTGATTGTTCATTAATAAATCTAAACAACCAAATCTCAGGATTTGCATCATTTTGTTTTTCGCTTAGTGTAAGTGCGATTGCGTTCAGGCTTACTTGCCTTAGTATTAACATCATTTTCAAAGATTATAGGTATAAATTTAGCTAAAATTTCTTTATTTTCTTCGTTACATATCATAAAACATTTCAATTTGTCTATATATACGTTGCTATTTTCAAATTCTTTCTTGTAGTTCATAATATTTTTTATTTAAATATACGAAATAATATTATATTTGTAGCACGGAATAGGTTCGGAGTAGCTACCAACTGACAAAGCGAAGTGTTTACGTTTTTCCGTTTTTCTTTTTTTTAAACACATAATTTAAACACAAAAATAATGAGTGAAATTTGGAAGGCAATACCTAATTATGAAGGTATTTATGAAGTTAGTAATTTAGGTAACGTAAAAAGTTTAAATTACAATAGGACAAAAATTGAAAAAATAATGATACCTTCATTAAATAGATATGGGTATTATCAAATAGGTTTATCAAAGAATAACAATAAAAAATCTTTTCCTGTACATCAATTAGTGGCAATTACTTTTCTTAATCATATACCTTGTGGTTATAAATTAGTTGTGGATCATATAGACTCTAATCCTTTAAACAATAATTTAGAAAATTTACAATTAATACCACAACGTGAAAATGCATATAAGAAACAAGGAAAGCATTCAAGCACCTACAAAGGTGTATATTGGTCTAAACAATTAAATAAATGGAGGGCTTGTATTACTATTAATAATAAGCAAAAACATTTAGGATGTTTTATTAGTGAATATGAAGCACATTTAAAATATCAAGAAGCATTAAAAAGTTTATAACAAAAAAAGGGGAAGTAAAAACCTCCCCTTAATTTTATTTAACATAATAATTTTACACTAATAAAGCAGCCGCAATAACAGAACTTACCTTAGGGCAATTCTTTTTTTCCTTACCTGCAAATGTTAA